AGCGCCTGAAGGCTGCATTCGGTGACAACTACCGCACCTTTGCGGCATCTGTTGCGAAAGAAGCACGCCTGAAGGGTCTGGAGTCCACTGGCCGTGGCAGCCAAACGGCTGCACGCCTGGCTGGCACTGCCGACCTCGACATTGCACCACTGGGTCAGGCTGTGGCTGCCGCATCTACTGGCAGCCCCACAGGCATCATTGCAGCCGCCACCAACTTGGCCAACCAGACACGCACACCAGAGGCTGTGCGCAATGAGATTGGCCGCATCTTGCTGTCGCGTGATCCGCAGCAACTGCAAAAGCTGGAAGAAGTCATCAGGCGCGTAAACCAATCACGGTCACGCGCTGCTGGATTGGCTGGCTTTGGTGCGGGTCAGACTGGTGTGATTGGCTCTGGCCTACTTGCCGACTGACCCAAAAAATGCAGCCACAAGCGGGTCACGTTTTACGACCCGTCTTTGCTGTCTGCGCCTCGCGTCTTTAAAAGCCTTGTCTTCAATGGACAAGGAACCCCGGTACTGTTGCACCCGCTGCGTGCTGGTGCGGCCAGTTGGCAGTGGGCAGTCAATGTCATCACCCTGCCCCAGCTTGTACTGTGGCCGCCAGCGGTAACTTTCACCCGCAGGCATCCAGTCGGCGATGTGCACCAGCCCCTGATCGTGCATGTCTTGCAGCACCCGCTGCACGGCACGCCTGTCGCAGAAAATGATGTCCATCAACTCACGATCACATCTGGCCACACCATCGGCCAAGGCAATCAGCAGGCTCGGCCTGATGCGTGGTTTTAATCCTCGCATTTTTCGGCCTCATCCAGTTTGATTTTCCACAGCGCCATCTCCCTACGCTTGACACGCTCCAGCATGGCCCGTGCAACATACGCACGGGTGCGCAGGTCTTGCGGGATGGCGTGGCCACTGCCATCAGGATCCAGCAGATCAGTCAGCAGGTCGATGCCTGCATCCAGTGCGGGTGTAAGGCTCATTTCAAATTCTCCTGAATGCGTTTGCCAATCCAGCGCACAACTGGCACTGCCCATGAGTTGCCCAGCGCCTTGTATCTAGGGCCATCGGGGCTTTCTGGCTTCTTGCGCCAAGGGATGTTGGTATATCCATCAGGAAAGCCTTGCAGACGTTCGCACTCTACGGGTGTAAGGCGGCGCACAGCCATGCTGTGCATAACCGCTGTGCCACCCTGCGCACAGGTCGGATTCAACCCACTGGCTGCGTCCAACGTCTTGGTGGTGTCCTCATCCATGCGAACATAGAAACCGCCTTCTGGTCTGTCTGGCCTCTTGTTGCCGCCGTAGATGTTGACAGGCTGCGCCACAGCCGCGCCAGCCGCACCACCACCTTTGCTGACTTGCAAAGTCGGGCACAACTCACCAGGGGAGGCATTGGTTCTATAGTGGTTAAATGCAATAGGCTGCATCACCCCCTGAGTTGCATGAGTGTCCACCGTGTATGCAGTGCCATCATCATTCCAGCCACGCCCGTTCTGTGCTTTCTCACGGGGCGTAACGTCTTGCAGGGCGATTACAGGCGTCTGACCCTCGTCCAATGTACTGTTTATTCCCTTGTGCATCCGGGCGGTCAGGCAGTTGCCGACTTCGTAGGGTTGCACCACCATCGCCTCGGCTTCTACTCTTTCGTTGCCTGTGCGACTGAAAGGAGGGCCGTTTGTAACGCAGGGGGCAATTGCTTTCCCCGTTTCTCTGCTCGGCGCAGTATCCCTGCGCACGCCATCGAACTCAAAAAGAACCGCTGCGGGATCAAAGTCTGCTCTAGCACTTGCGACAACGAACACACGGCGGCGGCGTTGGGCCACTCCGAAATATTGGGCGTCGAGGACTCGCCACGCGACTGCTCTTTGGGGGCCATACACACAACCTGCGTTCGTCCATTTTTCCCCTGATGGGATGATCGGATCATCTTCCCCGGCAAGTGCGCCAAGAAAGCAGCCGAAGGCGTTGTCTTTGGTTGAAAGGACTCCAGGCACGTTTTCCCAGAAGATGATTGCTGGTGCATCTGATCGAACAGATCGAACATGGTCAATTGCATTTGCGATACCTACAAATGTGAGTGAAAGATTTCCCCTTGCGTCATCAAGGGAATTGCGAAGGCCAGCCACGCTAAATGCTTGGCAAGGTGTGCCGCCACAGAACACATCTGGTGCTTCAACTTCACCAGACAGAATGCGCTCGGGCAGTGTGGTCATGTCTCCAAGATTGGGAACATCAGGGTAATGGTGAGCCAGCACCGCAGAGGGAAACGGCTCAATCTCGGACAACCATGCGGCCTTCCAGCCAAGTGGATGCCATGCAACTGATGCGGCCTCAATGCCAGAACAAACAGAACCGAACCTCATTTGAGGTCACCAACGTCTTTTCTGTACACCAGGCCGTAGTGCATCAGGCTGGGCAACTTAAAGGCATCCATGGCCCCTGGGCGGCCTGCATAGGGCAGCAACTCCTTGCCCTCATAACGGCCAGCCATCTTGTCGATCAAGTTGGGTGGGGTCTTAATAGATTTGGTGACCATTTTTGATACATCCTATTTGGTATTGAAGATTCTGGACCTTGCGCCAGGCTTGGTCAGACGATTGCAGGTCACTCGGGCAATTGCGCACGGCGTGCGCTGGCAGGCTCATGCCACGAGCCTGATCCAGTGCGTGCTGCAATTGAGCCTCAAGGTCGGGCAGGTCGGCGGTGGTCAGGTCTTTCAGGCTCATTTGCGGCATCCCTTTTGGCAGGCTGGTGAATGTTTGGACTGGCACACGCCAAGGATCTGGCAGCGTGTCAGTGGCTTGGGTTTGATCCAGATGGTCTTCATACCTGATCCTTTGTGTAAAGCGCAATTGGCTTATATACGCTTGAAGGTTTTTTCCATCGAAAATATTTGTGGCCAACTGCGTTCTCACAAAGGTATGCAATCGGCTCAGGAATTGTTATTGAGATCACGCCAGTCTGGCTGGGTGGCGGCTGCTCCAGGTACTCAGCATAAACACGATCAGCAACAAGGTCAGCAAACCTCTGCAAAGCCTTGGGGTGTTCCAGATGGCAGGCTGGAAGATTGGCTTCTCTGGCCAAGTCCATGATCGTCTTCATGCCGACCACCCATAGAACAGAGCAGCAGCTAGGCCGATGCCAATGACCAAGGCGGTGATCAGGTCCAGTGCGGCCTCTGCACGGGCGTGCAGCTTGGCGGCGCGGACTTGGTAATGCTGGTGATATTTTGGGTGTTTCATCGTTTTTCTTTCTGTAGAAAGGGGTGGGGGTACTCGCTGCGTCTGTGGCGGCATCCTTGCGGGATGATCTTTCTGGCCTCCACAGCATCCGCTTTCCCCCCGAAAGTCTGGGGCCGAAGCCCCGTGGGTGATCAGACAAAATCGAAGCTGTACTCTGTGCCAGGAGTGACGCACACACCCACACCCTTGAACTCAAAAGCTGTTTGAATTTTTGATGCCTCGCGTGGGGTGCATCCAGCAACGAACAATGTGCCATTGAAGTATTCGGCGCTGGCCATTGGGGCTGATTGCTTGGCCACTTCCAGTGCGTAGATGCCAAACTGTTCGCTGTTCATTGTGTAAGTGTTCATGTCGTTTTCCTCGGTTTAGTCGTTACCCAGAACAAACATTTGTGCTGGTGAAACGTATTATGCACTAAATTAAAAGACAATGCAACAACCCTACAAAACAGTCAACAATTAACAAACCCGTCAAGTAAAATGCTGGCATGACATCAGTACACGACATCCGCACCTTGGCCAAGCAGCACGGCATCAGCATGAAGGCCGTGTGCTTGGAGGCCAAAATACAACAGCCCCAGGTCAGCAGGTGGCTGTCTGGGGCTGTGGACCCCTTGTGGGGATCAGTCAATCAACTTGAGCAGGCGCTGCTCAAGCTGATCGCGGCCAAGGGCTGATCACCACTCATCACCCACATCGGCTGTGGCCGCTGGTGCTGGCGCTGCACCACGGGTGATGCCAAAGTCAGCAGCCGCTGTCGGCTTTGCGCCACCCAATGGCTCACCCTTGCGCACCAACAAAATGTTGTTCAGGCCAAACGACACCCCATTGTTGCCAGCCTGCGAATAGGCATAGGCATTGAGCGACACTCGGATGTAGTCGCCACTCACGATGTCATCGTTTCCGATCAGATCGTTGCCGTGCGTGTCAATCGCGCCAGGCTTGCTGGTGGACTTCACGTTGCAGAAAAAATGGCCCTGATACTCACGGCCCAAAGGTGAGCCATCTGTCTTGGTTTCGGTGTCGCCATCCCTGAGTGGATTGCGCACGTTCTTAGGGATCTTGTCCCCAAACTTGGCTTGCAGTGCTTCCTTGGCCGCAGCCTTAAGTGCTGTCAGCGTGTCCTTGTCGGACTTGGGAATCAAAATCTGCGTGCTGAATTCATCCTTACCGGAGAGTTCATTCTTGCGTGGTGCAAGTGCAGAGAAATACGAGGTGCGGACCTCGCCAGTGGTGACACGAGTAGTCATGATCGTTTCTTTCAGATTGATCGTTTGAAGGTTTTCAGCGCCATCACCTGATGACGCATTTGCACTTTAGCACAATTATTTTCCTTGCGTCAAAAAAAATGCGGATGCACAATGGCGACTCATTTCAACCGTGAAACCGAGGAAACCGATGAACCTGTACCCGCACCAAGAGACTGCCAAACAGTTTCTGCTCACCCAAAAGAGGGCCATCTTGGCCGACCAGCCGCGAGTCGGCAAGACACTGCCCACAGCAGCCGCAGCCCTCGAAAACCTCCCTTGCTTGATTGTCTGCCCAGCCATCGCCAAGACGGTCTGGGAAGCCGCATTCTGCAAGCTGTCCAACGCATCCATTCGTGTTGTCAACGGCAAGAATGACGCGATGAAGACCACTAACCATCAGGTGGTCATCATCAACTACGACCTGCTGCAATACTTCAACAATGCTGGCTTTCAAACGCTGGTGCTGGATGAGTGCCATCGCATCAAGAACCCCTTGGCAAAACGCACCGCATCCGCATCCCTGCTGATGAAGCAGATTGACCGTGTGTATGCCTTATCTGGCACGCCTATCCCCAACAGGCCCGTAGAACTGTGGCCCATCTTGCACGGCCTTGGCATCTATCGTGGCGGCTGGTACGACTTTGCGGCCAGGTACGCCAAGATGTGGAAATCGCCATGGGGCTTAGATGTCTCAGGCTCCAGCAACATCCCCGAACTCAAGGCACTGATGAAGCCCCATGTGCTGCGGCGCAAAAAAGAGGATGTGTTCAAAGACTATCGTGATCCACAGGTGTCACTCATCACCTTTGATCTGCCCAATGACAAGCGTGAGCAGCAATTCGATGCCGATGCCTTGGTGGCCAACCCCAACGCCTTGCTGGCCTTTGAAGGCTTGGCAGAGATCATGAA